TACCAATACGAACCGTACCTGGTGGTCTAAACTTTTATCGTTCAGGTTCTAGAGATCGTATTGAGCCACTCAACACCAATGCCAACATTGGTCTAGGTGTGCAGTACGAAGATCAACGTAGAGATGCAATACGAAAAGCATTTTATGTTGACCAGCTTTTATTAGCACAACGTGTAAACATGACCGCAACAGAAGTCTTGCAGCGTAACGAAGAAAAGATGCGTATGCTGGCACCCGTACTTGGAAGATTGACAGGTGAAATGTTGCAGCCACTCATTACCCGTTGTTTTAATATTATGCTGCGGATGGAAATGTTTCCTGTTCCACCAGAACAGTTACAAGGCAAAGAGATAGATATTGAGTACACCTCTCCGCTTGCACGATCACAAAGATCTGGCGATGTTAATGCAGCTGTCAGATCTTTGGAGATACTCTCACCTCTTGCACAGCTTGCACCCGTGTTTGATTACATTGACGTTGATAAATTTGTGAAACACGTTACTGACGTCTTAGGAGTACCAGCTAAGATTATGAGGAGTGATGCAGAAGTGCAACAGATTAGACAAGACAGAGCTGCGGTGCAACAAGCACAAGCAGAAGCACAAGCACAGTTAGAACAAGCTGAAGCAGCGGGTGCAGCAGCTCCAATGGTTAAGGCATTAAAACAATAATAAAAAATTACCATTTTTTTTGCAAAATCGTTTCCAAAAATCACATAGTTTATACACATAGATTATGAAAGTAGGAAACTGATATGAAACAAAAAGAAAAACTATTATTAGAAATCAGACAATTATGTCGTGAAAGTGAAGAAGAATTATTGGAAACATTATGTGCAAAGGCTCTTTTTCTTTATACATCTGTAAAAAATCTTAAAGAACTTAAAAAGTTTGCAGTTGAAGATTTAAAACGACAAAAAGAACGTGAGGAGAGTTCTTAATGGATGAGATAAAAAAAATAAAAGAAAAATATAATCAAGTTTTTACCCAGGGTACAGGTGAAGATGTATTAAAAGATTTAGAAATACGTTTTCATGTACACAACACAACTATGGATAATGACATTAACAACCTGGCATTTTTAGAAGGTCAGCGCAGCGTAATATTATTCATAAAAAATATGCTAAAAGGAGAAAGAAATGGCAGAAGAAAACCAGGTAGCGGAACAACAACAAACTCCGTCTGAGCCTGTCACACAAGAAGTAAACTGGAGAGAAAGTTTACCAGAAGATTTAAGAGATGATCCCTCTTTAAAATCTATTAAAGATATATCAGGACTTGCTAAAAGTTTTGTACACTCACAAAAAATGATTGGCATGGATAAAATTCCTGTACCAACAGAACACGCAACCCAGGAAGATTGGGATGTTGTCTATTCAAAATTAGGCAGACCTGAAAATGCTGATGCGTATGAGATAGAGGGAGAAGCTACAGAAATGATTACTGACTTCAAACCATTAGCTCATCGACTTGGATTAAATCAAAACCAGGTCAAAGAACTTGTAGAGTTTTACAATACAAAACAATCAGATGCATTACAGACTGCACAAGTAGATGGTGAACAACATCGTGCAGAGATTGAGTCGACTTTACGTAAAGAATACGGAAGAGCTTACGATAATAAAATTAATGCAGCTATGCGACTAGCAAAGAATGTTTTTACAACAGAGCAGTTAGATAATATCAAATTAGCTGACGGCACAACGCTGGGTAATAACATTGATTTAATTAAAGGTTTTGTTCAACTTGCAGATCGTGTTGGTGAAGATAAGCCAATTAGTAATCCGCAAGAAAATCTCTTAACACCCCAGGAAGCTAGAGAAAAGATGGAAAAGCTCATGGCACCTGGATCTCCTTACTGGAATAAAACACATCCTAATCACGACAAGGCGATTGCAGATGTGATGGAGTTAAGAGAAATGGCTATCAATGAGTAGCCAACAACAATGTAAATGTAATCCAGAACCAACAATTATAGATATTCGACTAGAGTGTCTAAGGCTTGTTTTTGAGTCTGGTACGGATTATCAAAAAAAACAATGGGATTCTATGGCAGCTGAAATGGTTGCCTGGATTACGAGGGAAGACGCAAAGCGTTCCTCGAAGACAGCTGGAAAGAAAGCAGACCAAAAGTCTTAAAATCCAAGAGAAGTCGTATTCACGGTAGCTACTCTGTATTCATTATAAACCGATAAAAGAAAGGATAGACTTATGTCTTCACAAATCACCACAGCTTTTGTGGAACAGTACAGTAATAACGTACAAATTCTATCTCAACAAAAAGGATCACTCCTTAGAGATAAAGTTGACAGCGAAACTGTACAAGGCAAAAACGCTTTCTTTGAACAGATTGGTAGTGTAACTGCACAAGTCAGAACATCACGTCATGCGGATACTCCACAACTTGATACACCACACTCAAGACGTAGAGTAAGCCTTAGTGATTATGAGTATGCAGACTTAATTGACGAACAAGACAAAGTGAGAACTTTGATTGATCCTACTTCTTCCTACGCACAAGCAGCTGCTTTTGCGATGGGTAGAGCAATGGATGATGTCATTATTTCTGCTGCG